CAGATTGGCGGTTCACATTACAACACAGGTAACAAACCTCAGCATTGGGATCTTGTCTATGAGTATCTTGATGGCGATTACCTCCTTGGCGCAGCAACCAAGTATATCTTCCGCTTCGGTAAGAAAGGTGATAAGCTCAAGTCTATTGAAGATTTACAGAAAGCCATTCATTTCATTGAGAAGAAGATTGAAATGACTGAGTACGAAATTGCTCTTGAATATGAAATGAAACCTGATCTTTTTGAAGGTGATGCTACTTCAGGTTACGTCAATCAAGACTGATGAAAACAATCGTTATCGACACTGAAGTGTTTAAGAATCTTTTCCTACTTTGTGGATTGATTCTTGAGACTGGTGACCGCTTTCATATTTGGGGTCATGAGGAAGGCGCTTGTGATCGATTGAAAGAGCTCATGAAGTCCAATAACACTTTTATCACGTTTAATGGAAATCGCTATGATATGCCTGTTATTAGTTACTTCATGACTGGTAAGACTACTGAAGAGGTGAAAGCGCTCGGAGATAAAATCATTCAGGAAAACCTGATGCCGTGGGAAGCTGAAAAGTCTTTCGGCTTCAAGATACCGATGGTAGATCATATTGATTTGATTGAAGTCGCGCCCAGCTTCGTTAGTTTGAAAACATATGGCGCTCGTATGAACATGCCTGTCATTCAAGACTTGCCGTTTCATCATGACTCCATCATAAAAGACGAGGACTTTGAAATCATTTTGAAATACTGCCACAACGACCTTGACACTACCGCGGAACTATACGATCGGCTTCAGGGTCAATTACAACTCCGCGTTGAGATCAGCAAAGAGTATGGGTTTGATGCGCGGTCTAAGTCTGATTCTCAGGTCGCTGAGCAGATGTTTATGAAAAAGCTCAAACTCAAGCGTAAAGAGCCTGTCATTCCGAAGATAGTTTCATACAAAGCACCTGACTTCATTCAGTTCAAAACACCTGAGCTCAAAGACCTTTTGAAGCGTATGGAAGCGCATTCTTTTGACGTAGCGGAGACGGGTCACGTTATTCTCCCAGACTTCTTGAAGGATGGTCTCGTTAATATCGGTAAGGGTATCTATCAAATGGGTGTAGGTGGTCTTCATTCCCAGCATGACAGAAAGGTGTGCTACGTTACTGACGATGAGCACTGCGTTGTTGACTTTGATGTAGCCTCATATTATCCTGCGATCATGCTGAACTGCAACCTGATACCGATGAACACTGGGGTCAAGTTTCTTGAGGAGTATCGCAAGGTTTTCAATATGCGTTTAGAAGGCAAGCGAGCAGGTAACATGGTTATAGCGGATAGCTTACGTATTGCCTTGAACGGAACATTCGGTAAGACCGCGAATAAATACTCACCTTTGTATTCACCAGACGTAATGATCAACATTACATTGACAGGTCAATTAACTCTTTTGAATTTGATAGAGACTCTTGAATATCACAAGATCAGCGTCGTATCAGCGAATACTGACGGAATCATGCTCTATTATAGAAAGTATGGTCATCCTGTCGTTGAAAAGATCATCAAAGATTTCAGTCAGAAAACAGGTTTTATATTTGAAGCGACACCCTATCGCTGCGTTGCTTTGAAAGATGTCAATAACTACTACGCGGTAAAGGAGGATAGATCAGTAAAGATAAAAGGAATTTATAGCGCGCCCACTCTAAGCAAGAACCCTACTGCGCCTGTCGTTTCAAAGGCGGTAGCGAACTGGCTTTCAAGAGGCACATCATTTGAAGAGACATTGAAGAATGCATCTTTGACTGATTTCATCAGCGTTAGAAGTGTGACTGGCGGTGGAGTTCAAAACGATGAATATCTCGGTAGAGTTGTTAGATGGTATCAAACTACTGAGCAATTACCTCCGATTGTTTATTCTACTAACGGAAACAAAGTTGCTAAGACTGATGGGGCAAAAGCATGCATGGTTCTACCAAAAAATATTCCTGAAGATTTGAATTTTGATTGGTATTTTCAAGCTATAATTAAAACAGTCAAAGACATTGGCGCTAATAAATTTTTATAAAGGTAATAACTTGAAACGCGACATTCAATTAGGTTTTAGTTTCACAGAAGATGTTAAGAAAGGAGTAAGTATGGACGAAGACCGCTCCGTCTGTTGGATCGTTGACAATTCTCTCGGGAAAACAATCAAAGATGCAGCAAGATTCGGATCAATCGAGCATATATTTACAGACGTTGATACTGACAATATCGATCTTGTAGAGTACGCGAGAGAGGTTTTAATGGATTTTCAAGATAACGATTATTTATGTTTGATTGGCGATCCAAAGTTGGCAGCAGTATGCGTCGGTGTCATCGCGCAAAATCGTCCAGGAATGGATTTGAAATTGCTTCAATTCGATTCTAGGATATTTCGTTATAACGAAGTTGTAGTACATTTTTAATAAAGGAAATACTATGAGTTTTATGAAAACGCTTGTAAAGGGCAAGCAAGAATTACCTCCTCGGCTCTGCATTTATGGGAACCATGGTATCGGTAAATCAACGATCGCATCTCAGTTCCCTGATCCGATTTTCATCAATACTGAAGATGGTCTTGATTCCCTTGACGTAACGTCGTTCCCTCGTGCAGCAGAAATCAATGATGTAGTTGAAAGCATCAAGACTCTGCTGAAAGAAGACCACGCATTCAAAACTCTCGTAATCGATAGCGTTGACTGGCTTGTTGAGCCTCTCATCGTCAAAGATATTGAGGGTTCTCACGATGCAAAAGATCTAGGTTATGGTAAAGGTCAAGTGCTAGTCGCTGAATCTTTCCGTGAGATCTTGCAAGGTTTAGACGCGTTACGTCGTAAGCGTGCGATGAACATCATTCTTTTGGCGCATTCAAACGTAGTTCGCTACGAGAATCCGCTGACTGAACCCTATGACCGCTTCTCGCCTAAGCTACCTAATCGTTGCAATGCTCTTCTACAAGAGTGGTGTGATGTGATAGCCTACGCAGGATTCAAGGTTATCGTCAAGAAGTCTGATGTAGGTTTCAACAATACTGTCAATCGCGGTATCACAACTGGGGAGCGCTTGCTTCATGTTGTTGAAAACCCTGCGTTCATCGCTAAAAATCGTTATAGCTGTCCTGAGTCTTTCGAAATGAAATACGAAGAGATAGTCAAGCATATTCCCGTTGTATCTTAATAAAGGAGATTTACCATGTCTAGATTTGGATTTGATTTAAAAGAGTACGAGTCATCTGGCACTCGTGATTACAGCCCTATCCCTAAAGGTGAGTACACCATCAAGTGCACTGAAGCCGAATCAAAGGATACGAAGTCTGGCGGTGAGATGATTGCTGCTACGTTTGAAGTTGTTGGTGGTCAGTTTGATGGTCGTAAGATCTGGAACAACTTCAACATTCACAACAGCAGTGAAAAGGCTCAGAAGATCGGTCGTGAGCAAGTTGCCTCTTGGGCGAAAGCCTGCGGTAAGCCTAACGCTACCAGCTTTGACGAGCTCTTAGATCGTAAGTTTATAGCTTCCGTTGATATTGAAAAGGGTAAAGACGGATACGCGGATAAGAACCGCATCGTAGGTTACGTAATGGAAGGCAGTGCTCCAGCGAAACCTAAAGCGCAAGCCTCTTTGATGGATATTGAAGAGGACGAGCCAGAGGCTAAACCAGCCAAAGGTGAAAAGAAAAAGAACCCATGGGATTAAGGAGAAAATATGCCCACAAGAAATGAACTCATATTTCAATTTATGATATCGCTAGCTGCAAACGGCAATGTTCAAACGACAGATGCTTCGTATGTTTACCGCATTGCTGCTAACCTAGCTGATGAGTATTTGAAAAATCAAGCGTAGTTTTTGGGGGAAAGCGCATTCGTTACTTCACATGCTTCACACTCATGTCGCGCGAGTACCCCACCTTTAAAGGAATAATTATGAAAAAGGTAATAATCGTAATCAGCACTCTAGGTCTTGTGGCTTGTGGTTCTGCACCACCTACGCATGTACCGATGGGTATCAATGCGCCTGTTGTGACGTTGCATTATGACGCTCAGGTTCAACAGATGAGTCGTCAAGAAGTCATTCAAGCAACCATGGATTGTGAAAGCGCGGGGATGCGCGCCTCACCTGTCATGAGTAAACGAAGAGTATCGGGAATGCTTTCCGATATCATCATAGACATTCAATGTATTCCAAGATATAGAGTATTTTAATGGCGACTAAAAAAACAATCTCAATACCGATTCCTGTTCAAGAAGTAGAAGTCGTTCAACGAATCTATGAAGCTATAGAGAAAGATACCAAACGCGCTTTCAGGTTATCAAGGCTCGGTGCTTCTAGTATCGGTGATGATTGTATTCGTAGAATCTGGCTCTCTTGGCGAGGCTACGATAACCCCTTATTCGATGGAAGAATGCTTAGGCTATTTGAAACAGGCAACCTTCAGGAAAAGCGCATCATCGCTGATCTAAGAAAAGCTGGATTTTCAGTCTGGGACGAGTATGAGAATAGCCTTCAGTTCGCTTACACCGATGAGAGCAAACATTTTGTAGTCAAAGTTGACGGAATCATCAAGGGTATTCCTGGAGCCGAAGACGTACCGCATGTTCTTGAGGTGAAAACTCATAACGCGAAATCGTTCGCTGATCTTGAGAAGAATGGTCTAGCTAACTCTAAACCATCGCATTATTATCAAGTTCAGGCGGGAATGTTGATGACAGGTATGGAGCGAGGCTTCTATATCGCGCTGAACAAAGATACCGAGCAATACTACGTAAGACGTATAAAGCCTGACTATGATGTTCAAAATGATATATTAGCTAGAATCAAACTCCTGATTGAAGCTGATTTGAAACCAGCAGGTATCGGTGAGAACTACGAGGGTTATCCCTGTCGTTGGTGTGATTACAAAGAAGTCTGCTACGAGAAAAAAGACCCTATCAAAACTTGCCGTTCTTGTGAACATTCAAAGCCGTTCACGAATGGTGACTGGCTCTGTACTCTAAAGAATCAAACCCTAACGCTCAATGCTCAGCTTGCAGCTTGCGAGAGCTACGCTCAGAAAGGAAAATAGATGAGATACTACTTAGGTATTGATCCAGGAATCAGCGGTGCTCTAGCCGTTCTAGACGAGAATGAGGATATCGTTCAGATATTTGACATGCCTACCCTAGAGGTAATTACGGGTAAATCAAAGAAACAAAGGGTAAACCCTCAGTCTATCGTTTCAGAGCTCAGGTTTTTCAAAGATCAGCGTATCGAAGGTTTAATCGAGCAGGTAAATGCTATGCCGAATCAAGGGGTAACGTCAATGTTCTCTTTCGGTCGGTCTCTCGGGATATTAGAGGGGGTTCTCGCAGGCTTAGATATACCCTACAACCTTGTCACGCCAGCTGTCTGGAAGAAGCGTATGCAGGTTAATTCAAGCAAGGATGGGGCTAGGGAGCTCGCGATGAGAACTTGGTCTAGTAAATCTGAGCTATTCAAGCGTAAAAAAGATGATGGCAGAGCCGAAGCAGCACTAATGGCTTTATATTTAATAAGAGAAAGAAGATGATAGCTGAGCAAGTAAAGAAGTCTGAGTTCACGATTGTAGCGAATGGAGTTTGGATTTGTTTCGCTAAACAGCCGAGCCTCAGAGATGTAGAGGAAGCTAGAAAACTACTTGATCAATTAACTGACGAACTGATTAAGGAGGGGCTATGATATTTAGAGCAAGGCACGATCGTAATGCTTTAGCAACACGCAGGAGAGCTTCGCTTTATATGAATGGCAGATACGATCGTTTTGAGGCTTTTAAGGTTCGCATGAATTTTGGGCGAAAAAAGCCTATCCGCTGGTGGCAGTCCACTTACCAACATTATAAACTCTGGAGAGGTAGAAATGGTTAATTTAATAATCGGAATAGTAATAGGTTTCTTTGTAGCTACATATGGTGTTAGCGGTGTAGCTCAAGCAGTCGATAGCGGTTTGAAAGCTATCAAGAATGTAAACATTAGCGTGGAGAAATGATATGACTGACAGCCAAAGAAAAGATTTTATAGCGTTAGAAATACTCAAACTGATCATCGTTACATTCAAAGGCGAAGACCCTGAGTCTGCTGCAAAGACCGCGTACGAATACGCTAATGCGATGGAAAAAGCGAGGAATGAGATACATGTATGAACCCATTCCTTTTTACGGCTGGTTACAAACTTCGGAGGATACTTTGACCACCTTTACTACTGAAGATAAAGAGCGCGCGATGATTAACGTAATCCGCGTAGGATACAAAACGCTTGAGGAGGCAGCAGCAGCCAAGGCGATTACTAGCACTCCCGAAGAATACTATATCGTTCAATTGAGAGAAAAAAGCATTATAGGCTCAACTAACGATGTGTTAGCATATTACGTTATTCACAAAAATCAAGAGTTATAATTTCATTTAAGGAGGTGTCGCTATGAAAAATAATGACGCGCATGTTTGGACAGTCTCTGGCACAAACATTGAAGAACGATGGAAGCTCAAATATGGTTGGGTAAAACCCTCAGAGCAACCCGAATATCAACAGAAGTTCAAATATTATCAAGAACTACCCTTGCGTAAACTCGATGACGAAGCTAAGGTGGAATACGAGCGTATATTAAAGACAGCAAAGGTAGCTAGAATAAGATGATAGATGGAAAATTTTGTTTAAGTTGTCAATGCTTCAGACACAAAGATATGATGAAGTTTGTAACGATAGGTAAGAAAAGAATGTGGCGATGCACTTTCTGTATTGAAAGGCGCGCTCAAACTAAATACTCTTCTAAATCTAAAGAGAAGGAACGCGATGGAGCAGCAGTATAAAGAGTGGGTTGCCCTTCTCAAAAGAACTAATAATGAAGATCTTTTGCAAGATCCTTATAACGTCTGGATTGAGGCTTGGACTTTAGCTACGGCTTTAGCTCAACAAAAAGACCCCACCGAAGTGGGGTTAAAGCACACTAGCACGTGAAACTAGTGTGGGAGACAACCTACTCGCCTCGATAAGCATCGTAGGCTTGAAGAGCTAAAGGTGAAACAATACCTAATGCAGTGCCGATACCTCTAGTTAGAGGATGAGGAACCATAGAAGCCACGCTACCTAACGCGCCTACTCCAGACAA